GTTTATCTACCTGTTGTTCCTGACGTTCTTTGCTATAATCAATCATTTGAAAGCACCTTCTTTTACAGTTTTTTGATATATTTTATCATTATTACAATCGGGATGCCATCCTGCCTGCGAACTACAGAACTCTACTTTTGCTCTTTGATAATCATATGCCTTGAGAAGTTTAGCATCTCGTTGTATTGCCCAGACATTCCAGCCAAGAATGGCAATAAAAGCAAGAAAGAAGAAAGTGATTTGATTGGATTTCATAAGAATACCTTTGGAAGACCTGCAATAATAAGAAAGGATAAGAGTGCAACTATATCATAACATTTATGTTTAATCATATAAGGAATTGCAAGAGAATTGCCTAACATATACAGTCTTGAACCAAGCACTGTATCATGATACATCGTAATGGTATATGCAAAACAAATGATTAAACTCGAAAGAATTCGTGCCTTATTTTCCACAGAAATCAAAAAGAAGGACAAATATCATATCTAAGTCCAGTTTGAGAAGTATCCATCTGTTCCCAATAAGAATACAGTTTGTTGTAAAGTGCCGGAACACTTCCATATTCTCTGGCAATTCTATTTTGTTCTACTGGTTCAAGAGCTTCAAGTGCAGATATTATCACTCCCAGTTCATGAACATTTAAATTTAGATTTATTTCAGTCATACTAAAATCCTTCGAGAATGATTCTTTCAGAAATGCACATCGAAAGATCTTCAACAAGTTGTTCATCAACCTGACCCAACTTAGCATTAATTGCCTCTGGAATCAATTCAACCATCAAAACAAAAAATCTATCATCATCTCTGATGTATTCTACCACATCCGAAATGAGAGCATCGCAAAGTTTGGAAATTGTGTTGTCTGAAAGTGCCATTAGGTTTGTGTGGATTACCTTTGTATTATACTGCCTTGATTGGTAGATGAATAGAGGAAGGTACCAGTTTGAATATTGGCACACTCTTTTTTAAGAAATATACTCAGAATATAAAATTTGTTATTGTTCTCTTGCTTCTATTTTTGAAATTTAAGTATTCCTCTTACCCATTCTTCACCAAGAAAAGTTTTAGATTTTATATTTTTTTCACCATTGTTCTTTTGCCGTTAGGCAAACAATTCTATTATTTTTCCCGAAAATACTTACAGGAAATATATGATGACATTCCACATATAATCCTTGTTCTTTTGCTTTTGATTTAATATAACCTCTCTGTTCTGCTTTTCTTATGAGGTTACAATAAATCCTTAAGTAATTCATAAACACTAAACTTGATTGGCATTAGTATTTATAAAAAAATAGGAGTGGATTAACCACTCCAACCTGAAAAGATGCCAATCAAGTTCAGGCATTATTATTTAGATACTCCAAATATTCTTCATAAAGTTCTTGTTCTTTTTGATGAGCATCGGTTTCCCATGGCATTTCTTTATAATCTAAATCAGAACAATCAATACCTTTCCAGCAACGAATACCTCTCTTATCTCTCAAATCACCACGAATATGTTGCAAACAGTGATGTAATTCGTGAAAAATTGTTTTCATATAATCTTCTTTTGAAAGATTAGATTGAATTTGAATTAAAAAATCTCTAGGTTTCCAATCACAATTTTGAACGGAGCACCACCCACAAACACCCTCTCTTTTGAGACCACGATGAAGAACTTCAACATAGATTTTGTGTCTCGGCAAAAATTTATTCAAAAACCAAAAGGTAACATCCTCACAGAGAGGTTTTGAATAACCATATCCATGATGCGTAATGTAAGACATTGTCCCCAGTGAAGAAAAATAATAAAGGATGAAACAAAAACTAAACGACTCAAATTATTTAACTGCATCCGAAGGAAGCTCCACCAATAAATGCTCCTACCGGAACAGACCATCTATATCCATCACCACGACTCATACTTGCCGCAATACCACCACCCAGAATACCTCCTAAAATAGTTCTGGTAGGATCACAATATGATCTGGGTGAAGATGTTCTTCGACCACAAGAAACATTATATCTCTCAACATTTACATATCCTTGTTGGTAGTTTCCATACCTATCATAATATCCAGGAACATAAACCTCACGACTTCGAGTGCATTCATCAAATTCGGTGACCTGTTGAGATTGTGCCGGAACTGAAATCAAAGTGAGTGAAAGAAGAAGAATGAGTTTTTTCATTTTTCAGATTGTTTTGCAAGTGTTACATACTCATATTCTTGTGGATAAACAACCAAACAAACATCATGTATTTTATTCTCCCCCTGATTGATACAAACGGTGATATATTCATCACAAATAAATTGGATTTTTCCAAGTTGATTGCGATAATATACTTTCAACCCTTTATAGAATGTTTGACTCATAATTTACCTTGCATATAAGTAAGATCCACACCAGTCGGCATTCTGAAACAACCATTCCCTTTGCTCAATGATACGCAGATCATAACGAACACCTTTAGCAGGCGAAGACCAACTGGAAGATTTTAAAACCTCCCCAGTCTCACGATTGATAAAGCAATGAACCGAACGTTGTCCATCGGCATTCATAACAATCTTGTGATACTTGCGACCACTCTCAAGAATAAAATCATAATCACAAATACCTTCTTTCAATTCATCAATTTTTTGTTGATGATAACCAGGAGTTGCATCAAAACGATCCTTGGAGATCTGATGATGACGAATGTTATACTCAATAAAATTGTGCTTGAGAGCATCACACAACATTAGTGACCATTCGGTTACTTTCAGTTGAATGGTGTTTCGAGCATCCTGTTCTGAAACAAACTGAGCAAAAGTGGCAGTCATTGGGGAAGAATGCTTGTTTGTGTATGTGATTATTATAAGGCATTTAAAGGCATTAGAAGTGCCCTGTGTGCCAGTTATTGAGGTGGCGGGAGTTTTGGTGCATTCATCTCAACTGTGGTTTTCTGTAGATTAAACATTAAACCGTCCAAGGTTTTAGCAAGAGGCCCAAATCCAATACTGGCAACAATGATGCCAAAAATGGTTCCAGAAATAAAATTAATCATTATAAGTATTGTTCAAGACTTGATGATGCATTTCTTTTTCTTGGGGTCTGTTTGACTTTTTTGGAAATATAATCCTTTGCCTCCACAAGATTGTTTGAGACATGAACTTGTTTGCCATCACAAATAATGACAAACTTATTTTCAAAAGGAACGGCAGACCACTTTCCATCTTTAGTTACATAACCTTCTGGTCCGGATGAAGTACTCTTCAAAATGCCAGAGTTTGGAATATTTGGAAGCATCATAAGAAAGTTGCCGTTGCAGTTAGAATTCTGGCATTTGGGTGCTGAGCCATCGCAACCTGCTTTGCCTCATTCAAATTGTTGGCATAGCACTCGAACCACCAGGTTTTTCCACCAACCCAGAGCTGAACTTTGTACTTCATCTTGAATTTTTTTTGGTACTCTTTTATTATAGCGGAAAATGTTTGATGTCAGGACCCATTGTGCCAGTTTATTTATTGATCACCGAAACGGCAATATCTCCATTCTTAAAAATAATATCCACTACATTTTGGATCTTAGTTGCTGTTCCTGTGGATGCCTTATCAAAGGTGGGGCAAATCACAAGACCATAGGATTTGGTATATGATTCCAGATTACCTGCTGTAAGGGCACCAGAGCGTATTCCAGCAGCATCATGTGGATGTAATCGTAGTGTTCTTCCTACCGTCTGTGCAATACCCACAATATCCATAGATCTCATAAAAATAACTGCCTCTAGAGCAGAGATATTAATACCCTCGCATAATATTGAATGATGAAGAACCACAAACTTTTTATTCGTATCTTTACCCCAAGAATTAAGAGTCTCAAAAAATACTTCACGACTTACATTTTCACCATCAATAAATGCACCGTGCTTTGAAGTAATGTGCATTACAGAATATCCCCGACTCTCAAGTTTTTCGGCAAATTCAGTTTCTGCCAAAAGACCAATAATGTGTTTGGTTGCCTTTGCACAAATTAAAATCTTATTTACAGGATTGTTTTGGATATTTTGAAGAAGATATTCACAATCACGCTGGGCAATATCCTCACCCTTGATGGAGAGGCGCATCTCCTTCATCATCACCTTGGGAGGAATGATGTAACCACCCTGCACAAGATCAGGAGCAGGAACCTTGGCGATGATCTGACCATAAACATCAGTATCGTTCATGCCAGGTTTGGAAATAGTGGCAGAATGCTTAGGAGTAGCAGTAAAAAAGAAACACCTTTTTGCTTCTTGAGAAAAATATTCAGTTGCAGGAAAAAAATGACGTTGAACACTATTATGTGCTTCATCAAACAGAATTAGGTCAATAGAAATATCTGCCTGCTGTAGGCGCTGCAGAGAGTTGTAAGTGGTAAAGATCAGTTTGTTGCCACGAGTCTGATCAACCCAGTTGCGGATCTCACTGGGGCGAGTCGTGCTAAAATGGTGTGTCTCCCCCGAATGCAAATGTGCAATGGAAGCATTAGTGATAAACTCCAGAAACTCAGAAGACAACTGCTCCGCGAGGAGAATTCTTGGGCAGACAACGACGACTGTTTGTGCTTGAGATTGAGAAAACTGACGAATAGTATCAAAAATCATTACAAAAGTTTTTCCAGCGCCAGTAGGCATCACAAGAGTTCCCTTAGAATGCTGCTCCATAGCAAGCAAACCACGTTCCTGATGGGGGCGAAGTTGGGTCATCTGAGATCAATTCAATAAAAATATTGTAGGGCACTCTCAATCAAAAATCAAGTCCGTTATGCCAGTTCCTCAAGTGTCACAATAGTTTTATTTCCTATAGTTTCAATAGATAATACTCTCTTACCAACAGCAAGATTATTACAATCGTGATTTACTAAAGTTTTATGTTGATGGCAATTTTCGCATAATAGTAAAAAAGGGTCCCATTATAGGACCCCATGTGCCAGTCTGTCAATTGGACAACTTGATCAGTTTCTTGGCGTTTTCTTTGAGCGAGTCTTGAGGAAGGAAACGATGTTGACAATCAGGATGATTCCAAGGAAGTAAAGAAGACTGACGATCGTAATTTAAACCAAAAACATTTGAAATTTTACGACCCACAGACTTTAGGCGATCAGACATGATTTTCTTCCTAGTCGTATCCAATTCTTCATTAGAACGAAGTTTAACACCAATCACAAGATGAAGTGGTTTGTTGGCAGAAGCTGCTTCATCAGCACAAGTAATCATAGACCCGATTCGGTGATCCCAATTCTTCTCATTAATGTAAAGAGTGATTTCTGAATCGTTGTTATAATAATCGTCTAACCAAGAATCATCACTTTCTTTGACGAATGATTCCCAAGCAGTTTCATTCCAATCATAAAGTCGTTCAGCACCGTCGCTCTTTCCAGTTAAACGACGTTCAGCAATCAATTTATTGTGAATTTTTTCCCATTCTGGTTTACCAATTGCACCCTTTCCAAGATCACGACATTCTTTTTTGATTTCTTCATCTGTCATCTGTGACAGAGACATCAATTCTCTCACAGTTGCTTCAATGTCTTTCGCTTTGATTGGGTTGAAAACGTCAATCTTTTTCTTATTAGAAACCAGAGCAAAACGAATCTTTGCTTGTTCAGTTTTAAACCGAACACCAACCATCATCCATCCAGTAATGCCCAGTTTCCTAGAAGCAACTTCACGGTGCTCACCATTATTACGTTCATTTGTATCTACATCATAATAGATCATCTGGCAATCTGTCTTGATGCCATTTTCTTCAATGTCTTGACAAAGTTGATCTACTTTTCCGTAGTCAACACCATCAGCACGACCAGGGTTTACCCAAGATTTGAGATCACTCCATGCTTTCATGTGTGGTTCAACAACAATCTCAACACCTTCTACACCATAAGTGCTAGGTTGATAAGACCAAGAATTTGGATCGCAGTGATCAGCACCCCAGTAAGAACAGATAAAATCAGAACAATAATTAATCAAAGCAGTCATGAATTTGTTAGTTAATTGTTTAACACTCATTCAATATAGGGCAGATCACCCACCCTGTCAACCCCCCGTCCTATTAGAAAAACTTTTCAATACCGATAAGTTCTCCAAATGAGTAGTCATACTCCAAAGCATCTGCACAAACATAATGAGGATGGTCTGTCGATACACCTAGACGCTCACAAAGCTCCTTATGATTATCCTCCATCATTTCTACGGCATAGAGCATGTGATCCAAAACGTGCTTCTCATCATGATATTGGCACAAACGTTTTTTCAATCCCATTAGAAAATTCCCAGATCCTGCAGAATTATCAATAAACGTGCTTATAGGATCTTGAAGTAATTCCAAAGGAATTTCATCAATCATGCTTTCTACGAGTTCTTGTGGAGTAAAGACTTCTTGTGTCTCTTTAATTCTTTCATCGGATCTTTCAATACTTGATCCAACTTCTAGATTATGCCTGTTCTTTTTCATTTAAACATTTAATATAAGTTGAAATTAGATCATTTTTTCCAAAGTGATATCGCCCATTACACTGTGTTGCTGCCTCTCTAAATTTATCAGCAAACTCTACCATATTTTTTACTACACTGGGATCTTTTACTTTTAGGAAATGATGTCCCTTTGCATAATGTGTGAAGTTTTCTGTTTTAACTCTACCACTGGGTCCACATCCATATTCACCAACAAATACATCTGCTTCATCTCTTCTTTCATATGGAAGAAACTCAAAGTCAGGATGTTCTCTCATCATAGGAATTTCACCAACTCCTATTGTAAATCTTGTAGTGTTTCTAACTTCCCAATATTGCTTAACAGCACTAATACCACCAGGAAATGTAGATGGATCAAGGTCTTCATCTACCACACAGTGAAGATGTCCTTTAATTTTATTTAAAGAAGAAGGTTTGCGTACCGAAGTTGGCAACACAAACCTTACGTCATCTGCAATCTCTGCAGTCTTATTCAGGAATTTTATAGCAAGATTACCTCCAACACCATATGGAGGATTACCAATAGCTAAACTAAATCTCACAACTTATATTAAAACCTAACAAAGGTATTCTAATGGGATTTGAGTGTTATGTCAAGTATTACAGTTTCTGATTTTCTATATTATATATTACCTTTTATTGTTCCATTTGGGGGTGGGGAAGGATCTAGAGTGTAATTAAGACCATCAATTGCCTTTCCTGCAGTTCCTCCATTTCCAACCGGAAGATCTCCGGCAAGTCCAGCAGTTCCTCCTGTTACATTTCCACCTGATCCGGTTTTACCAGTTTCTCCTTGAATTCCTGGACTACCATCGTATCCATAGGTTCCTCCCGCACCACCTTTTCCTCCCATTCCGCCATTTCCGCCAGTTCCAGCATTTGTACCACCAGGACCACCACCACCACCAGGAACACCAAAACCACCATCTGAGTCAGTACCATCATATCCTTCACCACTTCCACCATTACCACCATTTCCGCCTTCTCCTCCGTTTCCTCCTGTTGTTGGTATGTCGGGATTGTTTGAAGTTGTGTATCTGCCATGCCCTGATGTTGGTACAGGCCCACAAGTATTAACTACATTTGGTCCCGCTGTGCATCCAGAGTTGATATAATTTGCAAGAGCTAAAGTTCTATTACTTGCATTACCGTCGCATCTATATGTTTGATTGGCAAAATTACATCCAGCATCCTCTACAAATGTAGTAGTAGTACCACCGGATGCAAGACCAGAACCACCATCACCACCTCTACCACCTTTGGTTCCAGCACCACCACCGCCACCACCACCATAAACGTTTGCACCAGGTTTAACTGATACAACTAAATTTTTTGCACCAATATTATAAACTCGCAATCCAATTCCACCATTTCCACCATTTCCACCATTTGGATTACCACCAGATCCTCTAGCTCCTAAAATTCTTGCGCCTGACAATACATTTATTGTCAAATTATAGACTGCACTTAGGGGGTCTAATTGTGCGGCAGCTTGATTGACGGTTCTGGACCCACAGGTTCCAGTAATATTGACAGTTTTTTTTATATTTTTATTTAAGTTACTATTCCATTGAATACCAGTACCGGCAGGGCCCAGTACCCCCTGATCAGTGAAAAAATAATTTCCCATTCTAAATCCAGGCCAGGTTGCGGTGGAAGTATTTTCATCAGTTCCACTTTGAGTTGCTGTATAACTTTTAACACTACCACGAAATTGAGAAAACTTTAAATTACTTCCTGTAGAAATTGCTGAATTTTCAGTTGCCTCTGGTACGATTGGATCTGTTGCATCAGTATCTGTATTTCTTTTATAGGAACCAAAATTATTTCCACCACCAAATTTAGACCTTATTTCACTAAATTTAATTTCACCGGATCCTGTGAAATGAGGACCATCTATAGAAAGTGTTACTGACATTTTAAGATAATTTTAGTGATGTTGAAGCAGTTCCAACAAAAAAATAAATTTCATTACCAATTACAGAAATCTTCACAGCAGTTCCAACCCCACTTGTAAATCCATTACTGGCAGTTATAATTCCTGAATTAATACTAACAGTAGTTCCAATATTTGCACTTCTTAAGTATGAATTACCAAAAACTTTAAATAATGTCTGTGAGGTAAGAACAGGATCAGTTGCATTTGTAGTTCCAATTCCTACATCATTTCCCAAATAAGCAGGACTATTGTCTTCTATTTTAAACTTATAAGAACCAGCATTATTAGTTGAAATCCCCAGTACATTATTACCACCATACAAATAAAGTGTGGAAAAAGTACTAATTCCATTCGTAACATTTGTATTTGTTTCTACAACACCGTCTCTAAGAGATTTAAAATAAATATTTTCTTTTACATATATGTGATTACCAAAATAAGCATTGCTGGTTACAGTAGAAGTTCCAACAACATGAAATGTTTCATTTGGATTTGTTTTTCCAATTCCAAGTTTTCCTTCATAGGTAAGAGACATCAATTCTAAATTTGTCTGACCGTAAATCCAATCAAATCTTCCTGTTCCTATACCTGCAGGACCGGCATGTAAATATAGATTAATATCTCCGGTATCATTATTAATAATATCAAGAGTTTTTTCGCTTCCACCAAATCGGAATACGGCAGTACTCTGACCCACTCCAACAGTCTGCCCAATACTAATTCTTGCCGATGAAGTATCACTAATAACTTCTAAAAGTGATCCTCCGGATTTTCTAATCTGTAAGTCTGATGTTGGGTTTGTTGATCCTATTCCAACTTTTCCAGAACTTAGTACAGTAAAATTGACACCTCCGGTTCCAATATGAAGATTTGAAGAGGTTACTACACCAGTATTATTAATATTGGTAGAATTTATATTAGTAACAGTAATATTGGGTGATCCACTTAGGCTTAATGCTGTTGAGGCAATTCCTACAAGATTACCAGAAAATCCCTGAAGAGAAGTTGTAACTCCACTTACATAAAGATTAGTTATAGATGCAAATCCGACAGTAAGAGATGTTACAACACCAGAGTTTGCTGTTATAATTCCAGCAATATTCAAATTTGTCGGAAGTCTAGAATTATTTAAAGTTCCATTACTAATATTAGTTGCATTAATTCCAGTAATATCAGTTCCAAATCCAGAAAAAGAATATCCTGTTATAATTCCAGTAAGATTAATTGATGATGGAAGTCTAGAATTATTTAAAGTTCCATTACTAATATTAGTTGCATTAATTCCCGTAATATCAGTTCCAAATCCAGAAAAATTATATCCAGTTATGCTTCCAATAGTTTTAAGATTTGATGCCGTTAAAATACCTGTTGTATTTACATTTCCGGTAATTGCATCAACAGAAAAACCATTTCCGGTGAGAGGATTATTTCCAACTTGTAGTGAATAATACGGAAATGTGGTTCCAATACCAACTTTTGATGTGCTAGAAAGAGTTCCGGCATTAACAATCCATCCATCAACTGCAACTTGCTCAACATTGAGAAGATATTGTCCATCACCATAAAAAGCCGTGGCGCTTACAATTCCTGTAGAAGAATTAAATGTAATCGCAGATCCAATTTTTACATCATTATAAAATGTAGATACCCCACTAACCACCAAGTTTGTTGTTGTAACAAGACCTGTGATTTTTGCGATTCCATAAACATCTAAGATTTCTCTTGGAATTGATGTACCAATTCCCACTAAACCATTCGCATTTACAATAAAATTATCATCATCAACCTGGACACCATTTCTAAAATTAAATGATTTATTTATATTTGCCATCGGTTGGATATACTTTTAGTTATTTATTCTTTTAAGTTCATTTACTTCTTCTTTAAGTTCTTTGACTGCTTCAATTAGTAATGCAATGATCTTTTCATATTGAACTGCCTTATACCCATTTTCACGAGTTGTCACTACTTGTGGTAGTACCTTTTCAACTTCTTGTGCAATCACACCAACATCAGTACCTGAATGTGAATGTATTTCACTAAATCCAGATTTCCAATCAAATGTATTTCCACTAATCTGTGAAAGTTTTTGAAGAGAATTTGGTATTGGTGAAATATTTTCCTTTAATCTCTTATCAGAAGAGTAAAATGCTGTAATATCATTTGTTGCAAGAATTTCTCCTCTAGTTCCAGAAGGAGCAGTACCTACACCAAAAGAATTAACCTGCATATTATTCACCACATAATTATTTGCAGAATTTAATGCATTCGCAGAACTTGCAGAACCACTAAATGTAGCGGTAATTGTACCGGCACTGAAGTTTCCCGAAGCATCACGAGCAACAATATTTGATGTTCCTGATGTTGCGGCAGTTAATCCGTTTAGTTGACTAACATTTAAATTAGGCACCACTGTTGTAGAAGCAACTGTAAGTGGTGAGGTTCCTGTTTGTACAGTAGAGGCAAGAATTGATGAAGTAAATGTTCCGGTTCCACTTAAAGTTGCGACATTCGTAATTCCGGCGTACCATTTAAATTGTTGAGAAGTAGTTGGAACACTATTCCACAAAGTATTTGTATCAGTACCAATAGCATAATCTACAGAACTTGCACCTATGCTTCCATTTAAGAAAATTTTAGTTCCAGCACTTCTTGTCGTAAATGAAGGAGCAGAAAAACCACCATTAAAAAGACCAAAAAATCCACCAATATTTAAGTTCTTATTAATCCCAACACCTCCAGGAACAATTAGTGCTCCTGTTGTTGGACTTATAGAGTCTGTGGTATCACTTATCTTTTGGGCTTTAATACTTACCGGACCATTAAACTTAACTTCTTTGTTAAATGTAACTGGACCAGAAAATTGTGAAAGAATTGTTCCGGAATTTCCACCCTCAACAACAAGTCTTTCTTTAATAGTAACCTCATCAAAAACAACACTCAATCTTGATGAATCTTCACCAGTAATCGTTGGAATTGGTGCATCATAAGTAATTTCTTCACCGGTTGCAGATGATGTTTTTCTATTTCCAACAAAGGAGTCACCATTATTATTCATGCCGGTATAAACAACAATACCACCGGAGCGTTCTTGAGACTGAACCAAAAACTCTTCTCTTTCGGTCAGAGTAATGGACTGAACCTGAGGGAGTGCCGTTGAATAATTTCCCGGTCCGTATCCAAGATATTCAAATGTATGACCGGATGCTCTCAAAATCGAAGGTCTTCTAAATTCAACCGCAATTGGTTTAATCTTTTTAATAAGAGATCCATTATCATGAATCACCGACCTTGTTCCAAGAGCACCACGAATTACTGTAATCTCATCCGATGAACCACCACTCAAAGTGCTACTCACAATTCTCAGGATTTCTTCATCAATCTGTATATAAGAACCAAGAGGAAATCTTTTGAGAATTGAACCAAGAGAACTTGAAACTCTAATTGTGGTAGTAGTGTTAGTAATTGCACTAGCGGCAACAAGTGTTTCATTATCAAAAAATGAAACACTCCTTGTTCCTAAGTTTTCGGCAGATGAATCTGAACTTGCCTCATTTGATGAGAGACCGTGTTTGAGAATATATCCAGAAGTTGCACTTATATTTGGAGTAAGTGCCGTAAATGTGTCAATATCAACCTTTTCTTTAACTATATAATCCCCAAGATTATTACTCGAAGAATCAATTACTCTAAATTTATTCCCACCAAATAATCCGTGAGGTGCGGAACAATTGAAGGTTGTGATTCCACTTGAATGTGTTGTGGTTGTTATTAAAATTGATGGCCCCAAGACAACCGCATAATGATCTGTGGTAATTGTAGTATCCCCTGCAGTCTTGGCAATTGAAATCACAGTATCTGAAGAAACTGCCGTAATACGATGATATGTGTCAGAGACTGTACCTGCACCAGTAAATTGAACCACATTACCGATTGCAGGAGTAATTTCGGATGCAGTTATATTAAATCTGGCATTACCATTTCCATTACCTACTACCGAAGAATCAAAATACAATCCCCCAGCAGAGTATCCGGAACCAGAAGAAACAATATCTGCCGAAGTAATTGCTCCACCAGTCACAACAACTTTTGCAGTTGCTCCTCTCCAGTTTCCTGTCGAAGAATCATTTAGAAGTTTGATATTTTGATAGGTTCCGTTGGTATAATTGGCACCTGCAGTAAGAGTATTATATGCAACAATACCACTCAAACCATGTCTTCTGGCAAAGGTGATTGTTGAACCAGAAACACCAGAAACATCAAGACCCACACCAAGTTTTGTGAGCAAAGTATCTGTGGATTCTCGTGTGATGCTTTTCTTTAGATCATTCGTTACAACTTCTCCCAGAGGAGATCTTTTTGCGAATGATTTTGCTGATGCAGGATTATCATTAATATTATCCCGGTCTAGTTGAGGATAAAAATCAACAACATTCTGACTATATTTAATATTTGTGAATTCTGTTGGAACTGCCCTATCAGAACTTAATACAAAAAAGTGATAAATGCCATCTCTAACGCCCTCAATATACGAAGATATTACTTCTTTTCTATAAATGTAAAGATTAGACTGTAAGTCGTTTCTTTCAAATCTTGGGGATAGAATTGTTCTGCTAGTTGTATTATTTGTAAATAAAGTTCCTGGAGTTGCGGATGTAGTATAAGTGAAAGTTAAATCATCAGAAACAGTAACCACAAATGTTCCGTTATATCCAAAATTATCTTCACCGGATGTATTTGTACTGTCAGTTACATTTTTGATAATAACACTATCTCCGGTATGAAGATTGTGAGGAAGTTCTGAGATTATTGTAACGGTGGTCGATGCTCTAGAACATTTAGCAATCAGACTTAAGTTCCTATTATAATCATAATCGGATACTGCCGTAATAGTAGAAAGACTGGGGTCATTATTATTGCGATATCCGGTTGAACTTGTTTCTTGAATTATAAAACTATTTTCTGGATTTTTTGCATTTGGCAGTTCTTTTGGAATTACAACTCGAATCTTATAAACTTTTTCATCTAAACTTCTGGTATCTTCAATTCTCTTAATTTGAGTTGGTTCTGTTCTTCCGCTATCTATGGGAATCAAAGAACCAGTAATTGCATTATAGATGCCACTATTGGCATTTGTAGTAATGTACCACTGATTATTTGCAGCATCAAATTGTATCGGATGACCCACATCACCAGAAACCTTATCAGAAACTCGACTTAAAATTTTAAGATTAGTTCCGCCATAAACAGTAATCGCATCTCCAATTGATGAAGAAGATGGTGATGATGCAAGTTTAAGTTGAGACGCAGTTAAACCGGTGGTGATTGCATAATAAACAGTATTTTCTACAATATTTTCTGGAAGATCTCCGTCATCACTCAGAATGATGACTTTTTCTCCATTCCCAATAGTATGATTACCCCCAAGATTAAAGATATTATTTCCAGAAATACTGGACACTGAATATTCTTTTACAGAACTTGTAACTCCATCCGACATTAAAATATTTGCCGAATATTCAATCGAAGATCCAGTAATATACAATTTATCACTGACTCTTGCACCAACTCGATATCCTTGAGTTTGGATTGGTGGAGCAACTTCTTTAGAATTGAATCCAAATATATACAACCTGGAATTATTTGCTACCGATATAGTCTTAGCGGCATCCAGTGCCTGCCAATCAAGATTACTTTCTTCTGATATAATTGCTCGTGGTGTAATAATAGAAGTAATAAATGCCTTATTATCTTTCTCAAATGCCTCCTTCTTAAATCCAGAAGAATTTAATGCAATCTGCCCAAAGTTTGAGTTTGAGTTGGTGATTGACATATCAGCACCAGTTTCAGAATCAAGATGTTTATTAAATCCAATTGCGAAAACAGATACAATTTGAATAAATGCGTCATTTGTTGCCTTTATGTGACTCGATTCCCATCCACTTCTATAAATTGATAATGGATCAGAATGATAAACAGTTCCAAGTGAAGAAGACTGTGTTGATAAAGTCGTACCAGAAACTTTGGATATTGCAAGATTATCGGCATAATTTCTATTTGTTTTACTATATTTTACAAATGCCCGATCATCCTTTTGAAGTGAAACCGCAGTAAATTGAGCCACAACCATTGAACGAAAACCGGATGCCTTACTACCATCAGCAAGCATTCCGTTCATTCCCCAGACAGAACGCAAAGAAATATTAAAAATATATGGAGATGCACCGGATACCGTATCAGTATCAAGTGTAATTTCACCAGAAGATGCATTACCTGGTGTTGGAAGATTTACTCTAAAACTTGGAAGCAAATATGTGAAGACTGTTGGATCACTAGAACTCACACCTTGAACTTTAGTTGAAATATTATAATCTTCTGGAAAAACTCCACTAATTTTAATTGGAGTTCCTGCAGTAAGTTCGTGAGGAACTGCAGTTTTTACTGTGACTTGATTACTTGCCGTTCCACCAGAACCTGCCTCAATCGTAGAAATTTGAATTGGGTCAGTGGCAAATGATCCAACAATTTCCCACTCTGGTCTTTGTTTTGAAAATCCTTCTGGATTTGCAGGATATTTATCATCAATATCTCTTCCGGATCCGACATTGAATGCATTTGAAAGTTTTGCATAATACATATCAAGGTCGGTAAGACCAGTATTCAAATACTTATTCACACCATCGGCATACTCAAAACAGGTGAGTTTGTGATGAGAGAATGAAGGGAATGATTGGTTATTAACCGAAAAATCTATTGAGTCAGTATAAACAGTTCCTTGCTCACTTCCATCAAAAATTGAAAACTGCCAAAAGTAACAGGCACCGGTAATTCTGAAAATTGCTGAATTTGGGGCGTTTAAGTCGGTTGGGTTAGGAACGTATTTTGGACGAATTTTAGTCTTTCTTAAGTCAAGACCAACAATTGATGTCCCTCTAGGAACAATGACACCACCACGAATACTATTAAACTTATAGAGAATATTATCTTCTTGTGTTAAATCAAAATTAGAACTAAGTGTAAGATTAAGTGTAGTTAATGCTGCAGATTGTGTTCCACTCGGAGATGTTACTGTTGCCTGCCCTCCAATATTTTCTAAAGCAAAACCAGGACGATTATCAACGGTGTGCTGTCCTGGCATCAAAAGAATTGTGGTCTTTTCTACCTCATCATTACTATTTCCCCTTAAATATGAAAATCTAGCTGCCTCTATAATTGCTCTTTGTAGAGTTTTAAAGGGTTGAGCCAGAGAGTTTCCTTGATTTGTAATACTATCAGTAGAGTCTAAATCGCTTGGGCTTACATATAAGATACGACCTTCTGTATTCTTAATAAAATTGTCAAGTTTATTTAATCCCATATTTATTAACTATAGTCATATTATAGTTTATTTATAATACTCACAAAAAAACTTACCTGTGAGTTTTATGTATTTAAGGTTTAGAGTGGGGATGTATAAACTAAGGAATTATCATCAACACGGGAACGAACAACTTCTAAAACATTCATAAATTGATCTATTGTCTCACAATTTACAGTCTTTTCTTCACCTTCACTTGAATACAAATAAAACTTTTTAGCAAGAGTATCAACAACGCAGCGGGTCAGGACTTCTTGAGTTTCGGCAGGCATTTGTGGTTTTTTTTGATTACCTAGTTATTATAGCACGGTTTGGGGGTGGTGTCAAGGGGTCAAACTGTAATTTTTATTTTTAGTGTACCAGGTTGACATAGTATATCTTTCTCCACTCAGTACCTCATTAACTCCATGAATATGATCTTTTCCAGAAGAAAATAAAATTACTGTTCCGGGTTCTGGTTTGACTTCATAATTATAATTGTAAAAATATGTTTCTCCTCCAGTAAAATCATCATTCAAATATAAAACAGAAGAATAATCTCTGTTTGGTGTATAATGTGGTTTTTGTGGGTCATCAATATAATGATTATCTGCGTGTCTGTCTAATTTCATTCCCATACCCCAATAAACCAAATTACTAAATTCTAAATAAACAGTTTGATTATAAAGTTCTTTACACATATCAATTATTTTATTATGAATTTTATCAGTTAGATATTTTATTTCATCGTTATATGTCGTAACAGCTCTGTTATTCCAAACTTGACCCAATTCATCATTTGTAGAATTATTTTTTTGATATTCTATTAAAGTTTTACAGTCATCAAGACTTATAAAATTGTCTTGTTTAAATATTTTTTCCATAAAAATTAAACACTACGATCGATTACATAATACCAAGTTACGGCAACTCTTTTTTTTCCTTCTAAAACTCTTTGCCCTGAATGGGGAAAGCACCAATTTGAGGGGAAAAATAATCCATATCCAGGATCTGGTTTATAAGTTCGATGAGGAAATTCTGTTCCGCCACCAACAAACCCATCATTTAAATATAAAACTACACTAATTTTACGATGATATTCCTTTGAACTTGGATCATTTGATGTATCGTGATGAAACTTATATTCCTTATCTTTTCCGTATTCTAAAATTTGAATTGGTTCTCTATGACAAGTTGTATTATATCCAGCAGGAACAGGATAATATTGAAACATAGAATTGATTTCAATTATTTTTTCTTTATAAATCAAAAGAGACTCATTTATTTTTCGATGAAGAATTTCTGTTGCAGTATGTTCTTCACTCATTGCTGCTCCAAGACTTGATCTTACTGTCGTATCAACTCTTGTTTTTCCATTTGAGTCAAATACAGTATTTTCATAAAATATTAGAGTATCAATATAACTATTAATTATTTCTAATTCATTTTCTTCTAGAACTTTAATACTTTGAATAAGTTCGTTCATTTTAATAATAAAATATATGGATTATTATAGCATATCTTTAATTTTGTGCAACTACCTGTACCGCAAAATCAAGACTGTCATCTAATAATTCTAACATATTAACCCAATCTGAGGTTGGGATTTCGTATGATAGTCTCCAATTTCCACCAAAATGTGTCCATACTTTTTCACATTGTCTCCAGGTTCCAGATACCTTTGTGTAAATACTTTTTGCACTTTTCCATGATCCGTTATATTTTACATCTAAACTTTTGTTTGACGCATAACCAGGATATGCTAGAATTCCACCTTGAGCAATTAGTGAGGTATTTCCGACACATAGCAAATGATCAGTATCTGTAGGAGTGTATGTGTATGTATTATAGTTATTGCTGTCAGTTCCAGTACCAGTAACCAGTAGCAAATCTCCAGGATTTACTCCTACATTTAGACCAGTATTATAAATTGCTCCCCCTGCACCAACATCTTTTGAAATATTTATTAAACCAGCTATGCTTAAATTATATCCAAACGAAGCACTTTCTTCCGCATTAAAAGAAACCTCTGTGGTGCTTTCGGTAATTTTCAAATAAATTTGACTATTCAATTCTACAAAATAAGCAGCCATATTATTTTAATTATAAAATTTGATACCAAACGTCACCGTCTTCACCACCATTTGGAGAATAGATGCTGATATATTTTTTTCCATGTGCATTACTATTTGAATAAATATATATTGTAGCCCCGTTTGCAGTAATCGGTAAATCCCCATAATTTTCCATACTTATGGTAATAGCAGTAACTCCAGGAGGACCAGGAGGACCCTGAGTACCAGATCCAGGAGGACCAGGAGGACCAGGAGGACCCTGAGTACCAGATCCAGGAGGACCAGGAGGACCCTGAGTACCAGCTCCAGGAGGACCAGGAGGACCAGGAGGACCCTGAGTACCAGATCCAGGAGGACCAGGAGGACCAGTAACACTAGGACCAGGAGGACCAGGAGGACCAGTAACACTAGGACCAGGAGGACCAGGAGG